CGATTTTCATTTCTTCTTCCTTTCTGCTTTCTCTTGATCGGTTTTGATTTTATGACAAGGCTTACACAGCACTTGAAGATTCTCTATCTCACAGAAGATACGGTTGATGAAATCATCCCAGCTAACAAACCCCTTCTTAGGGTCTACAACGGGCTTGATGTGATCGACCTGTACATCAGAAGCGACATAGAGTTTCTGACAAGCAACACACTTGTAATGCATTGCCATCTTACCAGTCTTTGCATTCACTTGTCTGCCAACGAAAGCTTCCTTCAAAGCTTTGTACTTCGGAGGCCAGCGCCGTGATGCAGCACGTAGGGCAGAGGTCACGAAACTTCTGAATCGTGCCTCAGTCCATTCACCACCATTGCGTTCTTTAACGGTCACTTGGTACAGCTTCAAACGCAACGCTGGTCATGTCCAATACATCCTTCGGTTCAACTAAGATGTTCTGCACAATACCGCACACATCATCAACGTCCAATGCAACGAAGTAGTAGGTGCTGTCTTCATTCTCTTGCACCGCTACGACAAAGCCGTTTTCAGCATCAGTGATTGTTATCTTCATTCTAGTCCTTCGACATCAACTTTGTTGAATGTTATCTCAGCATCAAGCCTACTCATGGCATAGACAATGTGTTCCTTAACTGTCTCAACAAGGTAGTCTTCGTTGGTATACTCAGCACCTAAGTCATCAACATCAATCTCTGCTTCAAAGGTGACAGTCACTTTAGTCATCAAGCTTTCCTTCAAGTTCAATCAATAAATCAATGTAGTGTTTAGCTTTCTCCAAGTCTTTAACACCGTTCTTGTTACGCCAGCGACTGACATACTTGATGACGTTGCCTTCAAAGTAGCCGATGTTATTGGCATGGATGTACTCAACTGGTTGAATGGCTAAGTCTTTGTAGTGATTGCCAGCAACTTGAATATCTAATGCTCGTTTGTTGAAGGCTACATCTTCTGGTTTGTAGTTTGGTCTAGGTGTCCAGTTACTACCAGAACCATCACAACTTACACACGGTTCACTTGATTCATACACATTAACGTATAAGCAAGTAGCACACTCTCTCATTGCACACCTCCATCACACTTAGTGTTACGAGTAAGCAACTGAACCATTCTGTCACCAATGAGGACATTACCAGATAGTTGTTCAGCCCTGTCACGCAGCAACTCAGTGAAAGATTTGCTCTCTTCCATCAAAGGAACAGCAGCACACAGATAACTGGCAACAGTGAGCAAGCTACGCATGTGTTCTTCATCAATTTCTACAGGACCAGCAACAGTCACCATCAACTGAAAGCTACCATCCCATTCAACATTGTCTTCAATGATGGGTCGTAGCACCACAGCTACGTCATTATTTTTAAGGGTGGAGTCCATGTTTGTCCTTCATGTCTACGTAAGAAAAGTAGATGGGCGTTCTCAACAACCCTATCTTCGTTGCCATCATAGGATTCAACGCAACGTTGAAACATCTCTGTCTCATCTGCTGCATCTTCTAACATCTTCTTAGCCTTGACATTACCAATGCCACGAAGTCCTATGATGTTGTCGGCGGTATCGCCTGTCAGGATTTGCATGTACAACCTAAGCAACCCTTCAGCTTCAGTGATGTAGTAGGCTTCTTTCTTGACGAAATTGTAATGCCATCCTTGCACTTGGTCTAGGTCTTTGTCTAACGAAACAATGACCCCATCGTCACCAAGCTTTGTAGCTTCAATGGCAATGGTGTCATCGGCTTCTTGACCCTCAGACATATCAGCCTTCCACTCCTGCATCAGATGTTTACGCAGTGCTGCCAAATGTTTAGGCTTCACCTTGTCTGCTCTGTTGCCCTTGTAGGGGGCTGTGATGGCTATGTCGTTCCTGAAGTTGCCCTTGCCTGTGAGGAAGAGTTTCCATGAGTCGACATACCCACACTTGTCTACACCACACATGAGAGTGTTGACGATGAGAGAGTCTACAGACCTGATAGCCTGTAGCTCATCCTCGTTCTCGCATGCTGCTGCGGCCCGGTATGCATAAATGTCCGAGTCCAGAAGCGCTATCATTTACAGAACGTCTTCGTCGTCAGCAGAGATGTTGGCACCACCAGCAAAGACTACCAAGTCGGTGATGACCAGCTTAGCCAATGAAGGGCTAACACCTTTCTTGTTCTTGTACGTCCAAGCGTAGCTACCAATCATACAGATTGCTTTGCTACCATTACCAACATCTTCAACGATTTCTTCGTTGTCTGTATCGAAAGCCTTGATTGGACGCTGGCTCTTGCAGGTGATGTACTTACCCTGCTCAGGCTTCTTATCAAGGTTCTCTTGCACAGAGATACCCATGTCTTCCAGTGCAGCCACTGCTTTGTCAGACAGGTTACACAGATCAACTGTATAAGCATCAGCCATCTCGTTCTTACGATTCAAAGAAGCCCAATATACATCGGCTTTCAGTTTCAACTTGTCACTCATTTGAGTTTCCTTTGATTTAAATGCTGACCAATTCAGTAGGGGTCAGCTTCCTACATGCTTCATTGTATCACTAGCTTTGCAGCAGCGTCAATGTAGTATTGGTAATCAATGTCTTTCCATGTAAAGTCATTGACATCATTGCATGCCCACATACCGTAGCCTTCGCCAACCGATATGCGTCTAGGTTCTGCTTCATCCTTGAGTGGCGGCATCACTTTGACGAGAGCACCACCAGCATTGCATGCATAGAATCTGCACATGTTCTGTTGCTGTACGTCAACACCATCCATCACCATAACAAGCTTACTACTGCGAGGCACCTTAACCCTGAGCATGAAGTCGTACTTGTTCTTGTGACCTTTGATGTACACATCCAGAGGAATACCATGCAACATAGCAGCTTCAGCAGCCTTTGGTATGACAAGCCCACCCTGATCTTGATGCCAACCAAGTCCTTCATGCTGATACGCACCCTTGCGCTTCACCTTACCGTCTGTATATACAGCGATGTAGTTGTTCACGTCACGAATAATCATCTTGGAATAATGAGCATACTCAAGCTGCAAACCAACCTGCTTCTGCCATGCATCACAGACTCTGTCGTACTGGTCACGCTTACTGCGTGGTAGCTTCACAGTGATGCCGTCTGTATTGACTTGCACAATTGACAAGCCTTCAATGTCCATCAGCTTCTCAGCCAACAGGCACAGGCTAAGCTGACCATTGATGGTGATCGTCATCGTGTATTGCGGGTCATAGAAGGGGCTGTACTTGTTGTTGCTGTCACCGTACACACCGTTCAATGCAAGCTTCAGCATGGCGTTCTCAGCGCTGCCCTTGGGGTAGCTCTTACGCTGCTCGTACACGTCTTGGTAGATGTCACAGAACTTCTCAGACAAGTGCTCAGGAAAGACACGATTGGCGATGGCGATGTTGGGATACATTGATGCAACGTCAGCGTCGATGATCATGTATTTGTCATCTTCACTAACAATCTGTGACTCAACAGATCCGTGAATACCGCCAGTGCCGAAGTCGAAACGAAAACCATTGATGGTGACGTTCAAGTTGGTAGCAACTTTCCAGTTCTTCCAATAGCTGTACTGCTTCTCACCCTTCTTCTTAGCCTTCAACTCTTCCTCTGACACCCAGCCCATTGGATGCAAAGCTTTGAAGCCAGCAACAACATCATCGCTTGGTTTATTGAACCACTTCTGACGCTTCGTCACCATCTCAGCATAGGCTGCTAGGTCACCAAGGTCATGTTCTTCAATGTCAGACAATGCACCCTTTGTTTCTGTCAAAGACTGTGCAGCAAACCAAGCAAGCACAAGCTGAAACTCAGGACGCTTGAAGTCGTAGTAGTTGAACAGACAATCTTTGATGTGAATCACTGGTCGCTTTGTCTGATTGAGGTGACGCTCACCCTTCTTACCAACACGATAGCAACTACCCGGCATGTTCTCTTCAAGCTTCATGATGAAGTAGTCTTTGCCGATCTTCGTATCGTTGTGGTTGATGAAGTTACGACCATACTTTGTAGACAACTCTTCACGGAATGTAATCTGTGACAAGCATTCTTTGTAGAACTGCAGAGTCATCTTCACATCATGCATGTTGTATACAAGCAACACATCGATCTGGTCATCGGTCAAGTCAGAGTGAGGATCGTAAGGCAGGTCAACAATGCTGTCAGCTTTCATGTTGAACTCAAGCGCCTTCAACGATGTAGCCCTTGCAGGATTGTCGAAGTGCATAATCTTGAACAGGTCAACTTGCTGCACATACTGTTGGTTGTCACGGATGAGGTGACCAAACCTGTCGTCACTACCAATGATGGATTGTGCTTTCTTGTACGCACGTGTAGCCACAGCCTTACCTGACACTGTCACTGCCTTGTCTCGTACAGACAACAAGTCGTGCAGCACAGGGTAGTCAAAGCCTATGTTGTTGTACCCCACCATCCTGTGTTTCTTCTTCTTCAACTCGTCGAGGAAGCTGAACAATGCAGGGGCTTCGTTCTTTCTGGTGGAGCATTCAAACGCTACAGCATGCGACTCATCAGCACTGATCGCTGAGAATGTGAACGCTGTCTTGTATGTCTCTATGTCCCATAGGTAATCCATCTTTCTTTTCCTTCTTTGGTTTTTAAAATACTACCACATGTCAGGCCACCACCTATTACCCTTCGAAATGTTACTGCTTGATGGTAACAATTGAAGGTTCGATTCACAATGTAAACCGCACACCTCGCTGCTGGTTAAAGGAACAATGTGGTCCACATGTAAGCTGATTCCTGTACGATTAAAAATCGAGGCAAGATAATACATACCATTGACTGTTTCGTGGTCAATCCATGATGGTGTTGACATCAACTTAGTTGACCTGTATTGTGCGCTAACGGCGTTACACTTATCCCGATTATTTTGCTGCCAGCGTTTTAATCTTGCAGCAACAGCTTCACGATTTTTTTCACGATAACGCTTTAACTGTGTAGCAACAGCTTCGCTGTTATGGTTACGGTACTGT